GTTATGAATGTGTCTTGTTTTGGAAATATAAATGTGTGCATACTCTATTATATAAATATAAGTATGAAATTTATAAGACTTTTAATGATAAATTTATTAAATTACTGCACCTCTGATATCATTATCTGGATATTTTACTTCAAATACGGACGGATCTAATGATGGATATATAATCTTATTATGTGTTGCTTCGGACAAATTATATTCATGCGGTGAATAATCTCCATCATTTTGTGTAAGATTTTTAAATTTTACTTCGGCAACAGATTGTACACCTTCAATTTTAGCCAATTCCAATTCAAATTGATTTATATTAATTGGTTGATTAAAATACCATTTATCAACATTAAAGAAATCTTTAGCTTTTTGGAGACATTGATCTAAAACTTCTTTTTTATTAAAATTATTATAAACTAAAATTTTAAAATCTACACCAATATTAATAATATATCCATCTATTATATTAATACTATCTGAAATGATCTTATATTTTTGTAGATATTGTCTGATATTATAAACTAAAGCGTCGTTAATTTGAGTCAAATTTTTGTTTGAATTATAGCTCAAAACATATAAATTTAAACTAAATGGATTTGATACATCAAAATTTACTTTTCTAAAGTTATTTTCTAGACTATTATTAATTAATGTTGTTTCATTATCATTATTTACAAATCCACTTAATAATGTTTGATTAGTTGAAATAGACAAATCCGAATTTGGTATCACCATTACTTTTGCAATAGAACCAAATCTAGGTGGTATTGAATATACTCTAGAAATATAATCATCTACTGTTACTGTTCTATTTTGTGAACCAAAATTAGCCAAAGCATTTTGTCTTATTTCTTCCACACTTTCTTCATTTTGACCACCAACTGCAGGATTTGGATTAGATATCCTCAATGAATTTTTTATAGTAGTTAATAGTGAATTTTGGGATGGTGTTAATCCTGTAGTATCATTTAGATATGTTACAGAAGATATATTTTTAATTGTATCAGATGGCGAATTAGATACTAAACCGCCACCAATTAAATATTGTACGGTCAATACTGTATTAGAAGGAGATTGACCGAATGTTTCTGAATTTAGTAGTTTGCTGGTATCATAATTTAAATTCAAATTGCTGATATTTTGTAATCCTACCCCAACTAATTCTGAATTTGGATATATTACTTCATCAGAAGTTGCATCTGTACCGGCACCAAACTCAAGATATGTTGTATTGTTAGCTGTAACATTTACAACAAACTTTCTTGATGTTTTAAAACTTTTAATTAACTTAGGAACTTCAGATGAATATTGAACATAACTATCATTAGTAAATTCCGTGTTTTCAGTTTCAGTGAATACTAAATCTTGTGCTAAATAATCAACTTCATACCATCTATTGTTATCACTATCTTTTACATCTATTATATCAATAACATTATTTTCAGATAATGATATTTTATAAAATGGAACTGATGTACCCACAGTAAATGATGCGGTTGTAATTTTTCCAGCAATAACTTTTGTTGACTTCTTCAATAAGAAAAATTGTGGTACTCCATAATCATCTCTTGAGTAAACAGTTACTTCTCTAGGAGAAAATTTACTATCAAGAGAAAAATCAACAGGATCAGTCGTTATAAAACTCACACCACTTTCATTTGACACTTCCATATATTCTCTTATTTTAAGAGCATAATTGTTGTCTGGAACATAATTGTTATTAGAATCTTTAGTAGCAGGTATTAATTGATATAAATCAATATTTGTAGTAGCAGATTTAGTTGGTTTTGTTTTATATCCAAGATAGTTTGCTAATGCAAGAACATTCTTTCTTTCTTCTGCATATGGCATTAAACTTTCTTTAAATTGATAATCTGTATAATATGAAAGAACATCTCCAATATAAGATGCCATTTCAATAAACATCATACCAGGAGATGCATCACTAAAATCTTTGTATGTTCTTGGAAAATATGTCTTTGAATATTCGATCAAAGATGATTTGAAAGAAGAAAAGTCCCTATTGAGATATTTAATTTCTCTGCGGGAACCATTAAAAGACTTTTGTATAGTATCTGCCATAATTATATATTATTTTGATTAACTGTCAAATTAAGTGTATCTGTTTGATTGTTAACCGTAAATTGTATTTTTATATATAATATATAACTATCTGTAAGTTCATTTTTTTCTTGATTTGATATACCAATATCCACTTTATTTACAGTTACACCTGGAACATAATTATTGATTTCATCCGTAATAATTTGTTTGACTATATCAGGAGAATCTATAATATTTTGTTCAAATAGATATTCTTGTAAACCAGAACCAAAATTGGGATTCATTCGTCTTTCACCCTTTTTTGTTCTTAACAAATTAGTAATATTGGCTTTTACTTGAGTCAAAGTATCATAACTTTGTTCAAAATATCCATTTCTACCAATTTGTAGTGGCAATGTAAGTCCTATCGGATTCATATTATCCCATTGATACCATTCCAGAACCTATAGAACCGGATTGTTTCTTTTTATCTACCGCTTTCATTAAACTTCTAAAATCTCTGTTAAGAACATTCATTACTTTACCTTGTTCTTCAGTTACTGGAGCAACTGGTTGTGGTGTTTCTACAGTTTCGTTTATTTGCATACCCGCAAATGCTTGTGATTTAAAATTAGAATCAAGTCCAGCCATAGAACCTTCATTTGGTATTTTTACAATAGTTTGATTCAAAATTTCATTTAAAACTGGATTGCTTGAATATTTCTTAACTTCTTTTGGTTTTTGAACTGATTCTTGAACTGGAGTTTTATTAATCTGATTTGATTGAATCACATTAGATTGTTTTCCAGAAAGAATTTCAGTCAATACCTTTGGAATTAATGTAGGTAATGTTTTATCCAATTCTTCTTTAATTACTGTTCTGATTATTTCTTTTAATTCATTACTTTTCATACACTATATAATTATCATTAAATTTTTGGGATTGTATTATTTATTTTGTTATTTATTTGTTCTGTCGTAGGTGGTTTAGGTATTTTTACCGTTTTAATTCGTTTTCCTATACCAGATTTTATCTTCTTAGCCAATGCAATTCCACCAATTGCACCTACAGCTCCACCAATACCAGCCCCCAATCCTCCACCAAGTTTACTGCCGATACCAGCACCTACTCCTCCACCAATACCACCTCCTACTGCACCAGCTACACCACCCGAAACAGCACCTCCTACTGCTCCACCAATCGCACCACCTGATGCTCCGCTTAATGCACCTCCAACTCCTCCACCAATACCACCTCCCAATTTACTAACAACCTTACTAGCTGCACTTCCAACAGATTTTACTGCACCAGTTAATCTGTCAACACTTTTTCCTGCAATTTTGCCAGGACTAAAATGTTGTGGACTAAAATTTGGAGCAGATACTTTTGGTATACCAACTGAAGGTACATTCGGAACACTAGGTAATGGCGGAACCGATGGTGTACTTATACCAGATATGTTAGGTAAACTTGGTGTAGATACATTAGGAACTGATGGAACACTAGGTAATGGTGGAACAGATGGAATTGCAGGTTTTGGTACATTAGGAATAGCAGGAATTGAAGGTTTTGGTATACTTGATGCTATATCCGATTTTTTTGCAATTGCAAATTTTAATCCATTTGACGCTTCTGTAGGCGGTCCAGGTAATGCTGGATCAACATCTTTAAACGATTTAAGTTTGTTTATCATACTTGTTCAAATTGAACTTCTACTGGTCCTTCTCTTCTTAACTTACCTTTAAATTCTCCTGGCAAACCTTCACCCGATACTATATTAACAGATACTGGTTCAGTTGCGTTCTTAAATCCTTCTGGAGTAACTCCATCTACTCCTGGAGCATAACCACCACCTGTAACAAATACTCTTCTACTCATTAATTTATCAAGATTGTCTCTTAAAAACTTTAATTGTTTATCTTGGACAGTTTCTTGAGTTTTATCAGGATTTGGTCCCGGAGATTTATCGTGAACATGTTGATACCAATGTACGTGATCTAATAACCAATTACACAAATCATATAACCAATCTACAGTAGTTTGACCTAATAATACTGGTTCATTTGTTTGTCCATATTGACCCAAATAAATAGCAGGACTATTAAATACTGTTTTGTTATTTGTGGTCATTACAATCTGATCATGCGCATCAACCGTATATTCACTATCTGTTACAATTCCATATCTTTCTTTTGAAAAATGTAATGATTCACCAAATCTACTACTCAATATTAATCTATCAGTATTAATTACTACTTGATCTCCTTTTAAATTTTCTATATCAAAATTAAAAGCAGTAGAACCGTTAGGAGAAAATAGTGGTTGTTCTTCTTTACCTACTTGAAATATTGATTTATAACAAGTTGTTCTCCATTTTGATTTTGTTAATCCAGATGTAATATAAATTGAACTACCATCGTGATTTATATCTTCATCTATTAAACCACCAACATTTTTTTGCGAATCTGTAATTGTAGGAATTGGTGGAAGTTTAGGATGAACTACTATAGGTTTATCCAATGATAATTTTCTTTGACGGTTTCTAATTATAACCATTGGATTGCCACATCCTTCATTAGGCGTATTTACAGTAGAATCACCCTTATAATCTGGATAAAAACCTTTATCATTTTCTCTTATATTATCATAAGCACTAAAACGAATAGATTGTCCATGACGACTTTCAATTGTAGTATCTCCTTCATATCTTCTTAATTTTCTAATCTTAGAATTTGATAAGAAATACGAACCCAATACACCTTTTACTTGATTATTTGCAATCTTTTTGTGTGCATTTAAAGATTTTGGACCTGTAATAGATTCGGTTTTTATATCATCATCAGATACTAAATCTTTATTTCCTGTATTATTTCCATAGAAAGATTCTAATCTAAAATTAGATTCTTGATTTACAAATCCGTTTAGATTTAATTTTCTAGTATAGAATAATTTATCCAAATATTTTACAACAATTACAACTTCATTTAATAATGGATATTCTACTATTCCGGTAGATTCCATTGGAAAAGCCCATGATAGTTTTTCTTTTTCTAATCCTTGTTGTGAAAAACATAATCTTACTTTACATGCACCAATGTAAGTATAATCTATATCTCTATTAGTAGGTTGATCTCCTTTATAATTTTGTGGAATGTTTCTTGAATCTACTAAATGTCTTTTATTTACAATTTCAGGATGTGTTTCGTCTAAGATTACATCCAACACAATTGCTGGTTCCAATTCATAAAATTCATTTGCAGAAGCCGCAGTACCTGATTGATTTCCAACAGACAATCCAATATTGTTTAATTGTCCGAAACTAATAGGAGACGATTTAATATTAAAATATGGCATATTATTTCTTAATTTCTATTGGTGTATTCATTGTTTCGGTGATTTTACCAACTTCAGCCATTAACTGTTGTCTTTCTTCTTCCGACAATCCACCTACTTCTTCTGCACCTTTATTATCATTACTAACCAATCTTTGTACTATTGCAGCTAATTTTACCAACTGTTCATCGTTCCTAACACTTACATCCAAGTAATCTTTAATAAGAGGAACGATGACAATAGCATCATTTGGTGTTTTAATCATACTTCTTAAATCAGATACTAAGATATCAATTTGATCTTTTTTCTGTTCAGAATTGATTACAACATCTTTGAGTAAGTTTGAATATTTCTTACCTTTATATAGTTCAAAATCTAAATCCATACCTATAAATAGATATGGATTTGAATAATTACACTATCAATTTAATTTACCTCTATCTAAATAAGATTGAGCGATTACCTTTTGGTAACTCTTCATTTTATTTATTACTTTGGTAATTTGTTGTGTCTTACATGATGAAATTTCTCTAATATAAAGATACAATGCTTTTTTATTAAATGCATCAATTCTATCACAACTTCTAAACAATTCTATTACTGCATTAGCAATGTTCAAATCTCTTTGTTTAGTAAAAATACGACCAACATTTCTTTCCCAATAATCAACCATTAATTTAAGAAATTCATTGGTTTCTGTATCTTTATGATGTGAATCAACAGTTTGTAAACAGACTGAAGATTCACTTGGAGTATCAGCAATATTTACATGTTGATTATATTTTTTGTAATTACCATTATTATGAAAAATAAGATAATTCTTAGCAACAATGCTGAAATAACTAAATGCTTTACCTTTACCTTCTTCAAACTTATTCATATTAGAAACTAAATGCGCAACAGTTTCTTTCTGAATTTCGATGGGGCTATTATCAAAATATGTAAATTTGAATGTGTTGAATACATTTTCTACCAACTTTTCAAATGCATTCTTAATATGAGTTTCATAAATATCATTTCTAATATTTTGGTCTTCTTCTTTATTGTATTTGATAATATACATTTCTGTATCTTTAGTAAAATACATCTTTTCTGTAGATTTCTTCTTGGGAGATTCTGGTTCTACATAAGGTTCTTCAATAATAATCTTAGGCGTTGGTTTCCTAATATTTTTTTCCTTTTTAAGTGGAATAACTTTCTTTTCTTTCTTAACTTTGTTTATAACCATTTTCTTTTTTTGTTTTGTTGATTTTACGGAGACTTTTTTATTAAGATTTTTTACAACTTTTTTCTTAACATCTCTTTTTTTTAAAACCTTCATTTTTTTCTTGGATTTTTTCATTTAGATTTTTCTTTGATTAATTCAATCA